AAAACGCCATCGTCTCGTCTCCTTGCTCGTTAGTTGAACGTCTCGATCTTCAGGTATTGCGCTTCAGCTCTTCGCAAGACTCGTTCCACAATCGCCTCTCGGACCATTAGAAAGGGCTCTCGGACTCGTCCTCGCTCGTAGTTCCGAATAGTCGATAATGAAACACCGGCGACTCCGGCGAATTGTTCTTGCGTCATTCCGAGACAACGTCTCGCGTCCTTAATCCAGTCGCTCCAAATCATAAGCTCTCCGGGTTGTCCGATTGTGGGAGTTCGACTCGAAAGTCGACCTTAATCTCCTCGTCGAGATCCTTGCCCCAATTCCAACAGTTAAACGCCATCCCGACCAAGTCGTTACAAGCGCCGACAAAGGCGACCATTTGTTCCCGGTCGAGGGCGTATATCTTTCCCCGGTCGATCGACGGGTCGAACTTTAACTCGCCGTCCCGGTTGTTATGACTGGTTATCAATCCGTAATCCATCGTCGTCTCCGTCTAATCCGAGCTCCTCATAAAGAGCAAACGCCTCGCGGAGCGGTCCGTCGAGCGGAGCGTTCCGGGAAGCGTTGGCGAATATCCGGCAACATCGCTCGAGCTGCAGAACTCGGGCGACGACCGTACTCGGGATCTTTAGTTTCGTCTTGTCCAACATCTCGTCTCCAGCTCGTAACCAACACCCTCACCTCCGGCGGCGGCAATCGCCAGAGGCTCGGGAGTTGTAACCATCCGGAAAAGGGAACGGACGGTTCGGGAATGTATTAACGTTGACGGTTCAGATCAACCCTTGTCTCGTTTCGAGGCTCGTCCCTTGGGTTTCTCCGGTTCGGGTTTTGCCGGACCTACTTTCGCCGGATCGACGACTCGACGGACCGTCTCTTGTCGGACCTCGAGCGCCTCTTCGCGTTCGAATAAGATCCGGTATCTCCCCGGCGGAGCCAACTGTTTGATAAACGTTCGCGCCGCGTCGAGCGAATCGGCTCGCTCGAGAACGGTCCGACCCGGAATCTCGATCGGAGCTTTGCTTGACGTCTCGTTGATGAACTCCCAAGTCGTCGCGTCGACGATTACGAACTTGCCTTTACGCGGTTGTCCCGCCATGATAACGCCTCGCCTCTTTGTTGGGTACTGCTCGCGAATGAAAGTCGATCCATTGTTGGATCTTATCAGAATCGACCGACCATTCCGAACCGATCGGTCGTTGAGATACCAAGTCGTTAACGAACCGCGTCGCCCAATGCTCGACGTACTCGTCCGTCCGGTTTTGAAGGCAACCCTTGACAACGAAAAAGAAGTGCCGGAGGATTGCTTGGGCGAGACGTTTTGCGTCGGCGTCGACCCGTCCCCAATTGACCGCGCCTCGACTGATTTGTCGGGTTAACCCGTCGTTCATATCGACAACAACAGAGCGGACGCCGCCGTGTCCGATCCGGGCGTAATATGTCCGCAACATCTCAACCTCCTCTCGTTTAGGTTGACGCTAACGTTAAAGGTAAGGTTAACGGCGCGGCGATCGCAAACGGCAAAAAGAAAAGCGCCTCCGGGTTTCCCCAAAGGCGCTCAAGTTACACCGGCTCGAACCCATTGATCCGACCGTTATCGCCGACGGACAAGTTACTGATCCATCCCCGGCGCTTGCGAATCCAAGATCGACCGTTCTTTACTTCGTAATAGACTCGGAGCTTCCCGGTAATGTTGAATCGGTCGGCGTGGAACCCGGACCTCGCCCAAACCTTCTCCGTCTTCTTGGCGAATCCCATCGTCTCGATATGAGCAATAAACTCGGCTCGCTCCATCTCGCCTCCTATTCGTAAAGTTCAAGTCCCTCGAGAACTTGGTCGATTGATCCCATTGATTCCTCGAGGTTGTTGCGGGCGTCGTCTATCAGATCGTACCGGGTCGACCATCGACCCGCCATCTCGGCGTCGTCGCGTTCGCTCGCCGCGTCGGATCGCTCCTCGCACAAGTCGCGACGTTCGTCGAGGTCGTCGATTATCCCGTCCAGTCGTTCGCGACGACTGCTTTCGGTCCGACCGTCCTCACAAAACGCTTTAATCGCTCTTGTTTACACTTCTAACCGCTCCGTCTTCGATTATTACGCCGACTCGATCGCTTGATCCAACGACCTCGATCCAGACTTGGAAGTCCGCCGCCTTGGCGAGGTCGACGATGAGGGCGAGATTATCGTCGTCGAGGAGCGATCCGTTGGCGATCCGGAATACCCGGAGCTTTGGGTTAAGCGCCATCGCGACCGCAACCGATACGCGGATACGTTCAGAGTCGGAGAGGGCGTCGAACGCCCGACCGTTGTAAAGGACTCCCTCGTCCGGGTCGTATCCCATACCCTCGATCGGGTAAGTCGCGTCGGCGATAGTCTGGCGATATTGATTATCTAACGCGCCGATCCGTTGCGTATGTCCGTCGGAGATGTTTTGACCGTTGCTAAGATCCGCCTCAAGATCGCCACGTCGAACCATTAGATCGAACTGTTCGTTCCACTCCGTTGCCTCGTTCACCTCTTGAACCGTATTGCCAAGCTCCGGACGCTTACCGAGTTCGTCGTCGAGATCGAATTTCGCCGATTCGATGAGAGTCATTAATTGATTGAACGACTCGACGACGTCGTCGAAGATCCTAGCGTCGATCTTTAAGCCGAGGCCCGAATGGTCGGTCCAGTCGCGTTGCGCTTGTTTAACGTCGCGGATATGCTCGTTGAGAGTTCGGTTGATCCCCGATAGGCGTAACCGTTCGTCGCCGTACTTGTCTATTTGCTTTTGAGCCTCGCTTTGTTTCTGGAGGAGTTCGGTAAGGTCGACCGGTTCGACCGTCGCCTCCGCCTCTTCGCGTTCTTTAACCTCTGCGAGGAACTCTGGATCGTTCGATTCGAGGTTGTCGATAATTGACTTTGTATCGGAGACGATTCGGTTCGACTCGGTCCGGGCGGCGTACACTTCATCTCGTTCGCTCTTGATCCCAACGAGGATATCTTCGATCCCAAGCAACTCGGTAAGCGTTTTGTTCCGTCGGTCCGAGGGCATTGAAGCGAACTCGAGCGGGTCCATCGTAACCGCGCCGACCAAGCCGTCGATTAACTGTTGAGGCGAGGCGTACTTCGCTTTTCCGTCGCCGTTCCAGACTTCGAGGTACGTGTCTTTCTCGGTCCAGGTTCGCTCGACGATTAGCTCGACCTCGTCGTCGCCGATCCAGACTTTTACCCGAGCCTTTGTCTCGCCCTCGCGGATCGGTCGTTTCGGGATCTTCTTTTTACCACTGAACGCCCAAAACAAACCATCCAATAGGCTCGACTTACCCGCGCCGTTCTTACCAGACACGACGACCAGGTTCCGCTCCGGGTCCAGCTCGACCGCTTGGAGGCGCTTCACGTTCTCCGCTTCTAACCTGAGTACTCTCATGTTACCGTCCCTTCAGCTCGTTAGATCTTCTCTCTTTGCGATATGACTCACCGGCGAACGCGATAATCCGACCGTCGAATAAGCGATCGGTAAACGCTCGTGTCCCGGTCAATTCTTGTTCTTTGTTTCCCAACTGTTCCGGGTCAAGGTTGGATATAAATACGACGAACGATTCGGGGAACGACCGCAACGATTCGAGTCTTTGTAACCAGTATTCAAAACCCCAAGCGGTCGGAGTCCGTCCGGTCTCGTCGACGAATAAAGGTTTAGGCCAAAAGTACGGGACGGTCCGGACCCGTTGGTCAACACCCTCCCCGATTGTCTCTTGGTACTGGCGGAATTGCCCGCCGTATTGCATCGCGAACCGGTCGGCGTCGTATTGGCTCATCGGATGAGATCGCTCCGACGCGAACTTGTTATTCCTTATCACTTGGTCCCGGACGACCCGATCGACAACCCGGACGATCGACCGAGTAAAGAGATCTCGCTTCATTGTTTCGGCGACAACAATCCCGGAGGCGAGGGATTTGCCGACGCCGTTTGGACCGAACCAGTATTGCAACCGGTCCCGCGACTGGATCGTTCGCTCGCCCGAAAGAATCCCTCTCCATTCGTCCCAAAAGTCTCGATCCCATTGTCCTCGATATTCCCAACCGTCGAACCCGTTCGCCGCTTGTAACGCGACGTCAGTTGTAAACCTCATCTCTGCTAACTTCTCGGCGATCCGTCTATCCATTCCACTCGCCTCCCTCGCTAACGTCTCTCAGCTCGTTTGCACGTTGGGCGGTTTGCATATCCGCCTCAATCTCTTTCCATCGCTCGGCGCGACCGAACAGGTTCGTAACCTTGTAAGGATAATCGGTCGTCGCGAGGTCGGTCCTAATATAGAACCGAACCGCCCGTTCGATTTGTTCCGGATCTTCGCCTCGGACGATCGTGTTTTGGAGACTCCGTATCGCCCGGTCCCGGACTTCTTTCGTCGAGTACTTCGGAGGCCAAGTCGGGCGACTCTGGAGATAGAGGTCGACGAGATACTTTGCAATCCTAACAGCTCGACCCGGAGAGGTTTTGTTAGTTGTATCTTTCTCTCTGTTTGTTTCTGATCCATGAGGCGTTGACGCCTCATCCGATGAGCCGTTGTCGCCTCTTCCGGGTTCCTGTTGAGGCGTTCGCGCCTCTTCATGTTGAGGCGTTGGCGCCTCATCCGGGGCGTTATGAAAGGGGAGAGAGTATCGGGAGGCTTTGCCGGTCCGTTCCGTTGTAACCAGTCCGGCGCGGTTCAGTCGGGCGAGAGCTTTGTTAACGACTCCCCGGTCGACCGGTTGTTTCTGATCTTCGGCGAGCTGTTGGGCGAGGGTTGTTTGCTTGACGCGGATCAATCCATTCGCGCCCGCGTGTTCTTTCAATATCAGATAGAGGACGATCGCGGTTCCGTCCCGTCGAACCCGGACGAGCTCGCGAGTTTCACGTCTCGACAACATCTCGAACCGGGTTTGCTTTTGGTCCTCGGTGTTCATAGTTTCTATCTGTCTCGTCTCATCGCGTTTTCGTGAAGGGACTCAGCTCGCGCCGCCTCGGTTCGTCACCGGGGCGGTACTTGTTACGGATCAACCTCTTTCCTCTCCCGATCATAAGCCTCGATCAGTTTGCGGCGGTTATCGCCTTGCGGCGTTGACTTGCCCGCTCTCCATCGCCGGACCGTTTGGACGTGGACGTCCGCAACGTCCGCTAGGTCGGCGGCGTGAGGGTATCGTTCGCCCAATCGCTCGAGCGCCTCTTCATATTTCGGTTGCAAATGTCCTCCTCGATGGCGTACTATGCAAAACGTGAGCAAACTAACTCACAAAAGCGGATCAAACAACCCGGAGGGAGTAGGTTGTTGTCCAACGAGGAGGACGAGATGAGACAAGTAACCGGAGTATCGGCGAAGATTCTCCGCCTTTTTTACGAGGATCATTTGGACGAATCGTTCCAAGGCTGGATCTCGGAGAACAAGATCCGGGAACGACTGAAACCCAAGTTCGAGTCTCCCGGCGCGGACGCCGGAGCGACCGAAGCGACCGAAGCGAAACGACTGTTCGACCAATGGGAGAAAGCAAGGCTCCGGGATCAACGCGAGATCCCCGGCGCGTTGACCCGACTCGCCAAGCCGTCGGGCGCGGGAGGACACAACCCGCCGCTCCTAATGAAAGGGACGAACAGCTCGATCGGACATTACGACGGCGTCGCATTAACGCCAGAGGGCAAGGTCGCAATCGAGAAGCTCTTCGGAGGCGACGATGGAGCCGATTAAACTTACCCGAGCCCAAGACGCCGCCCTCCTCACGATATGGCTCGACCAAATGTTCGCGAACGGGATTGGCGGTTCTCGTCGGCGGGTTTGCCCCGGAGTACAGTATTACAAATATCGTTATTGGTTCCATCTCTACGGGATAAGGCGAGACGTAATCGGTCGATTGATCTCCGCCGGTATCCTCCAAGAGGGACGGATGAAAGTCGAAACGCTTTCCGGGTCGGTCGCGGGTCAACAGTCGTTCCAGACTTACCGCGACGAGAATCCCGCCTATTCATTCACTCCCGATGGAGACAAGTTTGTCCGATTGCAAATCCCGCGATGGATACGGGAGGGACGGATGAGCCAATACGACGCCGACGTCGGGTCGAATCTTGATTACAAGGAAAACGGAGGGAGTCGAAATGGCGAGCGAGCTGCAGTCGCATTACGTCAACGGTCGCGAGTATAAGAGATACGTCCCGACCAATAGATCGGGGATCGTTTGCGTCGGGTTACACGGGACCGACGGGACCGCCGAGGGATTCTTTGGTTCGGCGCAACTCCGAGAGATAGCGGACTCGACCGGATGGACTATCGTTTTACCGTTTGATCCGAGCGGCAAATGGTCGAAGAGCGATCTCCCGTATATCCATGAGGCGGCGCAACAAGAGGCGAACGGACCAATCGTCGTTTGCGGTCACTCCGCCGGTTCCGGGATGGCGGTTCGTCTAGCATACGATTACAACGGTTATTATTGTGCGATTTGTTGCGTCCATTCTGGACTCCCGACCGGACTTGTTAATCGGTTCGATCCGGACCAATACGAACACCCGATCAATATGCTCAAGATTTGCTCGGTTCACGACAAGCTCGACAATCACGACGACGGGTTACACTTCGCCCGGTTAGTCGCTTGGGCAAACGGACACGATCCAAAGCTCCCTCGGCGGAGTGGTCACGCCTCGCCAAAGGTCGAGGAGTTCAATTGGTTCAACGGCGTACCGGGCGGCGTTAACGAGGTCGGGTTCGTGTCGCTACACTGGCAACGGGACGGAGGAGTCCATACTTGGCCTCTCAAGTCGAAAGGTTCCGGGTACGACATAACGCGAGAGATGATCGACTTTTTCTTACGCCATTTGAGCGGATCAGTCGCACCCGACGAACCGACGTTCACTATCCGAGCCGACGACCGATTCGGACCGGCGATTGTCCGGGAGTACGCCGACCGGGTCGAACGCTTCTATCCCGGCGCGAAACAAACGATCGCCGACGCGAGAGAACAGGCTAATAAAATGACGCTTTGGCAAGAGAAACACGAGACCGAATAACGGGCAAGGAGACGAGACGATGGCATTACTACCAACAGGAACGCCGAGCGATCGCGCCGAGTTCGGAATCCCGTTCAACACCCTCCGGGCGGGAGATTAAGGTTTGAGATGAGGCGTTAACGTCTCATCGGATGAGGCGTCAACAGCTCAACAGTTAGCGACAAGAGGTTAGCGAGTGATCCAAGAGCAACTCCATCACAAGAACAGTCGCGACAACGATAAGCTCTTTACGATCAATTGCGATTTGTGTCGACGGCGGACCGTCCAGATCGGACCCGATCGAAAGACGATCGACCGGGCGATGAGGGCGCTCGGATGGATGTTACAAAAGAACGGCGACGGTTGTCGTTGTACCCGTTGCCGAAAGAAACGAGGCGTCCCTTGGGGCGCGTGGAGAAAACGTTGTAACGAGTGCTAACAGGAGGGCGGGGCGACGAGTGCGATGAGGGTTCGCAGTCGGGGAGCGTCTTAGGACGTGTCGTCCCGCACTTTACAAACTGGAGAGATCGGATGGATTACCGAGCGTTAACAGAGATTAAAAACGAGATCCGGATTGAACGGGAGCGGAACAATCGACTCTTGAAGTACCTCGCCGCGATTTGCACAAAAGCCAATATCCCGAAGATCGAGGAATACCTCGGCGCGGACTTGGACCAATTAGTCGACAAGACGCTCGACCCGCGACCAAAGCCGGAGGACGATCAGGAGACGAGCTCGGATGGCAAAGAATAAGCGAACTTTCTCGCAACGGGAGCACGATCTCCTCTTTGTCGCGAACTCAATCCTCGAGGGCAAGGGTCCGACCGAGATCACGGTCGAACTAAACGATCGGAACAAGTACGATCTTTGTCGTCAACAGGTCTCGTATGATATCCGGACCATTTGGAAAGAATGGCAAACCGAGCGCCTCAAGAACTTGGACGGATGGAAAACACGTCAAATCGCTATCCTCATGAAGATCGAGCGCGAAGCTTGGGAAGCTTGGGAGCTATCGAAAGACCCGGAGGTTTCGCGTGAAACAGGATCGACCTCGGCGGTTATCTCCGCCAAGACGGGCGCGATCGCGGTTCTCCCGGCGGAAAAGGTAACGACTCGAGAGAACGAGGTCGGCGACCCGAAGTTCCTCCAAGTCGTTATCAAATGCGAGGAGCGGATCTCTCAAATCTTGGGGATTGATGAACAGCCAAACACCTCCCTCAATAAAGTTATCCAAGTTATTCTCCACTCCGACTCCGGACGAGACCTCTTGCCTGAGCCGGAACCGGGCAATCTCTAGCGATCAGGTCAAGCGGTTAACCATCGCCGACAACTTCGCTCCGTTCTTTCGGGATCAGTCCCGGACGCTTTTATCTTGGGGCGGAGCCGGTTCGGCGAAGTCGCACTCCGCCGCTCAAAAGATTATCCTCCGGGTTAACCGGGCATTCGATCACAACCCGGAGAACGTCCATCGGTTCCTCGCCCTCCGTAAAGTCGGGAAGTCGGTTCGAAAGTCCGTTTTTCAATTGGTCCGCCATTACATCTCAGAGCTCGGACTTAACGACGTCGTCAAGACGAACCGGTCCGAGTTCTTTTTCGAATGGTCCAACGGGTCCGTTATCTATTGCGGCGGGATGGACGACCCGGAAAAGATCAAGTCGATCGAGGGTATTACTGGCATTTGGTGTGAGGAGTTTACTGAGTTCTCTCGGGACGATTGGCTCCAACTCGACCTCCGATTACGCGGTAACCCTTGGGCATACAAACAACTGATCGGAACGTTCAATCCGATTCAGGTTACGAGCTGGATCGCGGAGGAATGGTTCGGGGACGATTCGTCCCTAATGCCGACCGGCGACGAGACTGAACTGGACGATCGTTATAAGCGAATAATCGACAAACAGGGAGAGGCTGTTTGCGCGTTTCAATCCAATTACGACGACAATCCATTCCTCGACGAACCTTACCTCCGCCGGTTGCGCGGACTCGCCGACGTCGACGAGTACTTTCATCGCGTCTATACGCTCGGACTTTGGGGGCATCCGAAAGGATTGATCCTCCGGAACTGGCGAGTAACCGACGCGGTCTCGACCGATCCGGAGTATTACGATCAAGTCTCGGCGGGCGCAGACTTCGGATATAACGACCCGGCGACTCTAATTCGTACCGGGATGAAAGACGGAGTCCTCCATATCTTCGGCGAGCCGATATTCCAAACCGAACTAATCACGAAACAGCTCGTCGAGGAATACCGGACGGCGGGACTCGGACCTCGCGAACGGGTTATCGCCGACTCCGCCGGGACCGAGCCGATCCAAGCTATTAGACGCGAGCGGATCGTCGCCGGGATTCGAGCTTGCGAGAAGTATCCGAACATGATCGCGGACGATATCGACTATCTCCTCTCGTTGCCGGAGATTCTGATTCATCCGTCTTGCGTTAACACGATCCGCGAGTTCGGTTCGTGGAAGTGGAGAGAGGATCGTAAGGGTCGTATATTGGAGGAGCCGGTTGCTTACGACGATCACGCGATCGACGCGATCCGTTACGCGACTCAACGGTATCGCCGCGCCAAGGCGACGGGCGGCGGATTAGGGTATTCCGGGCGGTCGATGAAAAACAGGAGAGGGCGATGAACGTACTCCAGAAACTGGGACGAGCGTTCCGGGCGGGCGCGAAACCGGAGACGATTCCGGATCGCGGGAGTCTCCTCGAGACCGTTGTCGGACCGACCCGATACGAGACGCAACGAACATATGTAACCGACGGGATCACGCCCGAGGATCTTACCTCGATCCTCAAGTCCGCCGATACCGGACACGTCTCCCGCCAATCCGAACTATTCTCCGCCATCGAGGAAAAGGACTCCCGGATCGGCGGCGTACTCCAAACTCGCCGGGTGGCAGTATCTTCACTCAAATGGGAGATAATTCCGGCGTCCAGCAAACCAGAGGACGAGGAACGCGCCGCACAAATGAGGGAGTATATCCAAGCGATCCCTCAACTCCGCGAATCAATGACAACGCTCCTCGACGCGATCGGGCGAGGGTACTCCGGACTCGAGATCCATTGGGAGTATAAAGACAACCAGCTCTTGCCGAGCGAGTTGACTTGGGTCCATCCGTCGCGATGGACTTTCTACGGCGTTGATTCGAACGCCGCGAACCCTCTGATCTTTTACGGGACGCCTCAACTATTGACCGACGAGAACCCGTCCCTCGGTATCCCGCTCCAACCGTTCAAGTTTATTTTCCATCGTGCTCGCCATCGCGCCGGGTATCCGAACACCTCCGGACTTTGTCGGGCGCTTGTCTGGTATTGGCTCCTCAAGAACTACTCGCTCAAGGATTGGGCGGTATTGCTCGAGCGGTACTCAATGCCATTCCGTTACGCAACCTACCCGGACGGAACCGAGGACGACGAGAAGCTCGATATGATGAACGAGCTCGCTCAAATGGGTACGGACGGATTCGGTATTGTCCGGGACGACGCCGAGATCCATTTCGTCGACGCCTTGAATGCGGGACACACGACAACGAACAAAGAGTTCGCCGAGTACCTCGACAAAGAGATCACGATTCTCGTTCTTGGACACGCCGGATTGAGCGAGGGAACACCGGGCAAGCTCGGCAACGAACAGGCGGCAAGCGACCTCCGCCAAGACTTACTCGCAGCCGACGCGATGCAATTGGAAGAGACGCTCAACGATCAGCTCCTCCTCCCGATCTCGATATACAATTTCGGCGAGGACGTCGCGCCTCCGCGCCTCCAATTCTCCGTCGACCCGCCGATCGACCTCCAACGCGAAGCCGATCGCGATATCAAGATCCTCGGAACAGGGATTGCAACCTCGGAACGAGCATTTCGCGAAAAGTACAATATCCCGGCTCCGGAATCCGAAAAGGACGAGCTCGTTATCAAACCTCAATCGAACGGATTCGGAGGGCTCCCGTTCGAAGCGAAGCTCATTCGAGCCAACGCGGCGGACGACGACTCGTCCGAGCTGGATCGGATCGAGGACGGTCAAAAAAAAAGAGTCCGGCGTACCTCGATCTCGTCAATGAGATTGAACTTCAAATCCGGGGATGGAACTCCCTAACCGACTATCCGTCGCTCACGATCTCCGACGAGGCGGTCCAGTCCCTCGCCGATCAATTGTATGAGTTCTCCGTCCTTTCCTATTTGACCGGCGGATATGCATTCCGAAAGCGCCATCTCCCCAAGTCGCTCGAAGCGGCGGCGACTATCGAGGACGTATGGTCCGAACCGTTCCTCGAAGCGGTCGAGTTCTTTATTCGGAAAGGCGTAATCAGTCGCGCCGACTTCGATAAGTTACCCGACGCTCTGAAGGCGAAGTATTTCACGATCGCCGGGTTCGAGTCCGAGGATTTGATCGAGGCGGTCCAATTGGTCGTCCGCGACACGATCCAAGACGGAGCGACTCTGAACGAGTTTCGCAAGTCGCTCTCGGAGACGCTCGACCATCTCGGCGTCGGTCCGACTCGTCCTTGGCATATCGACTTGATCTATTCGCAAAACGCCTCGAACAGTTATCACGCGGGTTTTTTTGAAACCTTGCACCAACCCGACGTCGTCGAGGAGTTCCCGTATCTCGAATATCTTTCGATGGACGACGACCGGGTACGACCCGCGCATATCGCTCTCGACGGTCGTATATTCTCTACGAGTGAGATCGGCGCGTTCTATCCGCCTAACGGATTCCGTTGTCGTTGTACTGTCGCGCCGCTATCGCGAGCCGAGGCCGAGGCCCGAGGAGTTGTCGGGCCTGACCAAATCCCCGAGACGATCACGATTACTCTAGAAGACGGGACGGAGAGAACCTATCCGGTTGTACCGGACAAGGGATTCAACGCGGACCCGAGCGAGGCGTTCCGCGAACCTCCGGAGCGTTGATGAAACGCCGTCCCAATTCTAAGAACTTTGGAACCGAACCGCGTCGGCTCAAAGCCGATCACGGCGACGGGACTCCTCCCACAACCCTCCATCTCTTCCCGTTCGGGATGTTTCTCGGACACCCGGTCGGAGCCTTTGAAGTAACCGAACTCGCAGTCCAACAAATGATCGCGAACTTTTCAAAGTTCGATATCGACGTTGTCGTCGACTTCGATCACGCGACCGAGGAATGGTCGTCCGTCGGCGATACCGCCAAAGCGGCGGGTTGGATTAAAAAGATTTGGCGCGAGGACGACGGTTTATACGGCGAGGTCGAATGGAACGCCGACGCCGCCGAGGCAATTGCGGCGGGCGAATGGCGTTATATCTCTCCGTCTTGGTGGACTGACGCACAAGATCCAGTAACCGGCGACGCTATCGGATGGCGACTCGTTTCGGTCGGACTGGTTAACCGCCCGTACTTCGATGAACTCGGGGCGATAGCAAAAGACAAAGGAGTCGACGAAATGACGCTCGATCCAAAGACTATCGAGGCGCTCGGATTGAACGCCGACGCGACCGACGAACAGATTAACGAAGCTCTTACCAAACGCCTCGAATCCGACTCGCAAGACGACGTCGCCAAGACGCTCGGTTTCGAATCGTTCGACGCGATGAAAGAGAAGCTCGCGGCGGAGTCAACCGACGAGCCGACCAACGAACCAACCGTCGACGAGACTAAGATCGTCTCGGACGAAGTCGCCTCAATGTTTGATCTCGAACCGGGAGCGACCGTTAGCGACGTCCGCGCCGCGAAGCTCAAGCTCCAGATCGGCGACGACAACGTCGCGCAACGCCTCGCCAAACTCGAAGAGGATCGGGCAAACGAGCGGGTCGACGTACTCATCGCCAAGGCGAAAGAGGACGGTAAGATCACTCCGGCGACGGAGAAAGACTTCCGTATCCTCGCCAAGTCCAACCCGGAACAGGTCGAGAAGCTTTTGGCCTCGGCTCCTCGTGTTGTCGACTTGGATAATCACAACACGAACGACCCGACGAGCAACGGCGCGGAGACCTACGTTCTCTCCGCCAAGGACAAGAAAGTCGCCGCCTCGCTCGGACACGATCTCGAAGTTCACGCGAAGCATTCCGCCAAGATCGAAGACGTTAAGGCGGGCAAGCGATAACCCTCGTCGGAGGGAAAACGAAAGCTCATACGAGCACAAGTCCACTCCTAGGAGGGAGCTAAAATGGCAGCACTCACCGAGTCTCGAAATACCGTCCTCCATTTGGGCGGGTTTGCATCGCCTCCGGCTCACGACGCTCCGATGGCGGCGTCCGAGACAATCTACGGCGGATCAATGGTTTGCCGTAACGCCTCCGGGTACGCCGTATCGGCGGCGAATACCGCCGACTTTGTATTCGCCGGGATCGCGAAAACCATTTTCGACAATTCGTCCGGAGCGGCGGCGGCGATGGACGCGGAGATTTATTACGGCGTCCCGTTCGAAATGACGATCGCGGACGCGGCGCTTACCGACGTCGGTCGCCCGGTATTCATTACCGACGATCAAACCCTCTCGCTCTATGGCGGGAACGTCCCGGTCGGGCATATCTGGAAGTACATCTCCGCGACTTCGGTAATGGTTATGCCGGGTCCGGTCCGCTTCGGATATGTCGACATACCGGTCGCGTTGTCTGAGATCTCGGCGGACGCGGACGTCGGCGACGGGATTACGGCGACGTTCAATTACTTGATTACAAAGACGAGTTTTCACGTCTTGACCAAGTCAACAGGAGCGGGCGCGGACGTCGACCTCAAGCTCGAGATCGGAACGACCGACGTAACCGGCGGAGACGTTACACTCACACTCGCAACGACCAACACGGCGGGCGACGTTGTGGACGGCGCGGCGATCACGGCGGAGAACTACGTCCACGCGGGCGACGTCCTCCAAGTCGACGCGGATCATACGACCGACTTTACGGCGGGCGACGGACTCCTCCGGGTCCATTACGCCCGATAAGTAGTCCAGAACCAAAGAGCACTCGTTTGGACGGACGAACGAGTTAGAGATACGACAACAACTCATTAAGGAGAACCGACGATGATTCTCGGGATCGAAGCAATCGAGGCCGTCCAGCGGGGACTCAATACGTCTTTTCAAGAGGCGTACAACCGAACCAAAGTCCTCTACGAACAACTCTCGATGGTCGTTAACTCGACCGCCGGAGTTGAGGAATGGCCTTGGTTTGATCTAACGGGCGATATGAAGGCTTGGAAATCCACGCTTCAGCTCGGACATATCAAGCTCAACGATTGGACTATCACAAATGAGGATTATGAGAACTCGATCCTCATTCCGAAAAACGATATCGACGACGATAAGATCGGCGTTTACGGTCCGTTGTTCGATACAATGGGAATGAACGCGAAGCGCCATCCGGACAAGCTCTTGTCCGACTTGCTCTCCGCCGGGTTTGACGACGATTGTTACGACGGGGAGAAGTTCTATTCCGCGACTCATCCGATCCCCGGATCGTCCGACGTTAACGACAACCTACACGCCGGAGCATTGGCGGCGGCGACGTTCCAAACCGCCCGCGCCGGACTGTTGAAAATGAAAGGCGGCGGGTCGAATTACTTCAATAACCCGGACGACTCTTTCATTCTCGCAGTCCCGCCCGAACTCGAATCGACCGCCGAGTCTATTGTAATGGCGGATTACTTGGCGAGCGGCGCGACCAACACGAACAAGGGAAAAGCGAGGGTCCAAGTAATGCCTCGCCTCGCGACGACTACCGAATGGCATTTGCTGAACGAGTCGCTCCCGATCAAACCCTTGATAACTCAGATACGACTCGCGCCGTATGTCGATTACGACGCGCCCAAGACGTCGCTCGATGTTGTGTACTTCTCGCACTATCGAGGCGCTTGTGGGTACGGACTGCCAGTCCTTGCGATTGGTTCACCCGGAACCTAAGTCGTAACCGGGCAACACCTCGGAGGGAGCAATCCCTCGTGTCCGATAAGCTCCCTCCCTCATGTTGGGAGGGAGTTTCTACTTGGAGCCGACGATGGCGTATTGCGACCGAGACGATATCATTATCGCGATCGACGAACACGATCTCATCCAGTTACTCGACGATGAGCGTATTCTCGACGATTTGAAAGCGGGCAAGATATACCAATTCCAAGTCGACACGAACGCGACCTCCGGGCATTTCGAGACCTCGGGCGACGTCGCGGTTACGCTTGGACCCGGCAATACAGCGCCTCGTGTCCGGGCGAATAGCAAGTTCCGGCTCTCGTCCGGTTGGTATGAGATAACTTCGATCACGGACGACGGCGAAGCCGCCGACGAGGTCGCGGTTTCGACGTGTTATTATGGCGACGCCGTTCCCGATACTGGCGTTTACATCGTCGAGGAGATGGAGCCGGAAAAGGCGGAGGAACGACTCGATCGTTATATCGCCGACGCCGACGCTTGGATCGACACGGTACTCCGTCGCAACGGATGGACGGTCCCGGTTACGATGGACGGTTCGTCCGACGCAAACACGATTCGGAACGTCGCGGTCGAGCACGTTAAGCGGAACCTCTTTACAAGGCGTAAAGGATTCAATCCCGAGAAGTCGCCCTATACGTTGCGCGGCAACAAACAACTCGAGGATATGTTGACGGCGCTCAAACCGTCTCACGCTTCCGATCTATTGACGATTCAAAGCCGCGACGAGTATATGCAAGGACGGACCGAGACTCCGTTTTATCAACAGAATCGCTCGCGGGATAAGATGAGGGGTTGGTAATGGCGAGCGGCGATATCCATATTTCGGCGAACTTGATCGGAGCGAAAGAGCTCCAAGCGAAGCTCTCGAAGATTATTAGCAAAGGCGACGACTTGACTCGTCCGTTTCGGGACTCCGTTGTTCAAATGATCGGGTCGATCCGCCGGAACTTTCGCGAGGAGGGACGTCCTGACCGTTGGCCAGAATCTCAACGGGTTATCTTGGGGCAAGGCGAACGGACGCTCCGGATCACTGGCGCTCTAATGAACTCGGTGAACGGGCGGGCGTCTAAGAGGCGAATGACGATCGGGTCAAATCTTGATTACGCGGCGATTCACCAATTCGGAGGATCAACGCCGCCTCATGTTATTGAGCCGGTCAACGCCAAGGCGCTCCGATGGTTCGGACCCGGCGGCGGAGCGATCTTCGCGAAGCGGGTTAACCATCCCGGAAGTGAGATCCCGGCGCGACGGTTCGCGATGTTCCATAAGGACGATCGTAAGTTTATTGTCGACCGGGTATCCCGACACGTCAACGGGAGGCGATAATGTCGTTAGGGCTGGATCTAATCGCCTTTGAGGAGGCAATTGAAACAAAGCTCGACGCGATCCTCCCCGACGCCTCGGTCGGTACTTATGATACTTGGACCGAATTAAGGGATCGGGGAGAACCGATCAACGCGCCGTCCGTGTTCTTTGCATTCGACGGGATGGACCAAGAGGAGATCGGTAACACGAACGCCGCGATCTTGGTCGAGGTAAACTTGAAATGGAATCTCTTGATCGTTGCCGAATCGTTCCGATCAGGTCGGGACAAGCGGCGCGAAACGGGCGAGGGATTGTACGATCTTTACGAGTTGATAATGGACGGATTGACCGGGTCGAACCTCGGGATCGACGCAACGATGGAGGCGACGCTCGGCGAGTTACGACCGTTCGAGGTCGTCTTGGGGCAAGAGCTCATATATGAGCTCCCGGTATCGTGGATACATTATACCGTTAAGGAATAGGAGCCGACGATGGCAGTCGATACAACTAATATCGCGTTCGGGACGGCGTTTATCAGGTTCCTCCCTCACCAAATAGGAGCGGACTATTCGTCGACGGGAGAGCCGTTCCTTGCGACAATGCTCGACTCGACGGTTTATATCGGTTTCACAACGAACGGCGGCGAAGTCCAGCTCGACGCGAACGTTCTCGAGTTTGAAGTTCAAGAGGAGACGTTCCCGGTTGGACTCGGTGTCGTCTCGGCGTCGACAAAAATATCGTTCGAGTCTCCCAATCTCGGGAACGAGTTACTCTTAGCCCGAACGCTCGGGTTGTTGGAGAACGAAGAGGAGACGATTAGCTCCAAGGAATACTATACAGCGACCGGGATCAAGGTAATTCCGCAAGGGTTCGGCGTGTTGATATCGCAACGTCGCCAAGACGGGAACGGGTTCGATCACATATACGCGCCGAACTGCCAGATCGACGCCTCGGATTGGGCGGTTACATATGCGAGGACCGAGCTCCGAAAAAAGACGATAACCCTAATCGCTCACGCGAGCGATCAGGCGGCGCTCCTCATGCCATTGCAAGGCGCGAATAAACACGCCTCAATCTCGTATCTCGAGCAAGCGGCGGCGACGGTCGAGTTTTCGAAATGTCTCCGACACGACGGGTCTCATACAACCGACAACCCGGTCCATATGTCTCACGGGTTAGGGATCGACGCCGGGGCGGCTGAGATCACGACCGGCGGATACGGGAGCGTCGATCGTGATTCCGAACATATCGTCTCTCATGGCGAGTATATGATCCGTCTCTCGTCGGTAACTTCGGGAAACGAGGTATTTATTGCTTGCGGCGTACCGTCGGCCATGGCGTCGACCGGAGCGTCGGAACATCATTGGAACCGAACCGCGTCGGCTCAATGGACGCTTGCGGCGAAACATATGACATATACCGCGCCAATGATTATCCGAGCGTTCGATATGGAGGGACAACTCCTCACGCCGACCGATATCACTTATACGGACGGAGCGCCGGGAGTCGGACAAATCGTCCTCGACTTTGCGTCCGCCGTCGCGGGTCGGGCGATCGTTTGTTTGACTGGACCGAACGGAGCGTTAACTGCGTCGCCAACACCGGCGACGACTTGGGTTATATCGGCGGCGGGTAATACCGATCATCTCCCGTTTATCTTTGCTTGTATGGATGGATCGAACAACCCGATCGAACCGCTCTCGTACTCATACGACGGCGGAGCCGAAGAGTACACATTGAACTGGGGATCGTCTCAAGCGGGGACGTACCGCGCCATTTTTTAACAAGGAGAGAGAAACATGCCAACCTCACCGACTGGTATTCGTTGGGGACTCGACGCGGTAATGATAACCGCTCATACTGGCTCATTCGTGACTCCGGTATGGCAGGAGATCGCGTTCGTTGATCTTCTCGTCGACCTGTTGGCCGCCGAGACAACCTTGGACTTTGTCCATTCCGCCGAGCTCAAGATGGATCTCGAGAACGAGATGTTTGAGCTCACTAACGAAATGTTCTCCGTCGGACACGGCGTCAAAACCGGTTCTTGTGAGCTTACATTGACTTGTGACGCGGGCGATATCAATTCCCTCGTTTGGGCGCTCGGAAAGTCCGGGTATCAAACCGAGGACAACGTGACCGGGACCGACGACTTTTATACGTTGACCGGCGGCGTTGTGATTCCGCAACGGGTCTCGATTCTGTTAAAGATCGACAACCCGCACGAGTCGACGTATAGCGATTACGTCTATCTCCCCAATTGCCAAGCAAAGGGGAACCTCGCGTCGTTAATGTTGTCCCGGAAAGAACGTCGGACCGTCGACGTCGAGTTCATTTGTCACGCTTCGAACCAACGCGCTGCGTCCGGAGACGCTCTCGATATGTGTATCGAAGCGTCGGGCGGAGCGACGAAACCGGGATCGCCGTTTAAGCTAATGACTCAATACGGATAAGTCCGGGAGAGTCCCGGATCACATAGACGAGACGCGGAGGTATCGTGGATACTATGTTCACAATCGACGGCAACGAGTACCGGATCGGTCGACTCGACGTCGGGATGTTTCAGGATATGGGAGTCTTGATCGGTTGCTTGAAGAGGCTCCCCAAAACCGAGCCGGATCAGGAGATCCAATTCGCCGACATAATGGAGACGATCCTCGCCGAGGGGATGTTGTCCGAAGTGTTAACGATTGTCCTCGAGCCGGTCGATCACGACGCGAAGTTCGATCCGAAGCGGGTCGACTTACCGATGGCGCTCGAGGTACTCGAGGGTTTTTTTACCTTGAACGTCGAGTTCTTGCGAGCTATCCCGAGCTCTTTGCAAAGGATCGCGTCGACGATAATCCAGTTAGCGCCGAAAGTCGGGGCGAACGGAGGGGCCGCTCCATTCGCGGAAGTCTCGGGATTTTCAGAATCCTCGGACGTCCCGCCGAATACGAAGCAATAAGGAGGCTCCCGCTCGACGTCGCGTTGGCGTATGTCGTTGAGACAATTAACGACTCGAAGCAAGACGGGTTCGCTCCGGAGGCTGGAGATGTTGGGCCTCGGACCGACGGCGCGTTCGATCCATTCGCTTTGATTCATCGACAAATTGAACTCGACAACCCACAAGGCCCGAAGTCTAAGACGATCAACCTATCGGAGCTCGGCAATGGCTAAACAAACGGACACCCTCTTACTCGAGCTCCGAGCCGATATATCGGACCTTCAGTCCGACCTCAACAAAGCAACCCGCTCGATCAAGGGATTCGGTAAGCAAACGACCGGATCGTTTGGCGCTATTACCGCCGCCGCTAAACGGATGGCGGGACCACTCGCCGCTGCTTTCACGATTACCGGATTGACCCGGACCGTTAACCAGTTAGTCGACGCCGCCGATTCGATTGGGAAGTCCGCCGACAAGATCGGACTCTCGACAACCGAGCTTCAAGAATGGCGATACGCCGCCGAGAGAAACAGGGTCGCCGCTAATACTCTCGATATGGCGGTCCAGCGGTTTACCCGCCGAACAGCCGAGGCGGCTCAAGGGACCGGCGAAGCGAAAGCGGCTCTCGAGGAATTGGGGATCGAGCTCCTCGATACCGAGGGGAATCTTCGTCGACCCGAGGAACTCCTCCTCGATGTTGCCGACGCGATGGAAAAGGTAGAATCGCAAGGGGACCGGGTCCGTATTGCTATGAGGCTTTTCGACTCCGAGGGCGTTGCGATGGTCAACGTTCTCCGGGGCGGATCGTCCGCTCTTCGTGAAATGAAACAGGAGCTCGCCGACGTTGGCGGGATCATTGACGAGGACTTGATTCGCAACACCGAAGAGCTCAAGAACGCGACCGCCGAACTCGATACCGCTTGGCGCGGGTTCTCCTCAACCCTCATTCTCGAAGCGGCTCCGGCAATGGCAAGCGTGACTAATTGGGGGACTTGGCTCGTTCAGTCAATCGCCGGACTCAAAAATCTCGAAAAGCCCCAAGTCCTCCCCGATCTCGCTTTGATCGAAGAGGAGATGAGGATTCGCCAAGAGATCGCTCGACTCGAAAAGATGGAGGCGGGGAATCGTAGTCGATGGAGCGCCGAGTATACCGCTCAACACGACGCGAGAAAAGCCGAGCTCCGTGAGGAACTCGAAGCTCACCTCGAACAGCAAACCGCCGAACAGCTCGCCCTCAAGGCAAAGCGGGAAGAGGAGGAGGCGGCGGCAAAACTCGCCGATGAACTACGGCAACTCAACGAGGAACGCGCGGAGGCGGCGAAGTATATTCGTGAGTTCACGGCAGAGCTCCTAAAA